GGCGAAGAATCAGATATTGTGTAAGCAAAAACAGTGGCTCCATGGAAAGTAGAATTAGGATAAGTTGCTGGATCATGCAATGGTATAAGATCGTCATCATATAAATTGAATAGTGGTTGTTGATTCAATTTAGTTTTTTGTTGACCTGTCGTCCATTCTCCTTCTACAGAACTATAAAAAAAAGTTTTTCCTTGATTTTGAGCTCCGAGTTCTACAAATACAGAATCTCCATCTGTTGGAGTAACTTCATTATCTGCCGTTAATTTTAATGTTGATACTTCTTCTCCTGCTACTGTAACAAAATTTACTTGGTATATTTTGTTATTCACTAAAGGATCATTATCATTTGTTATTAATACTCTCATTCCGTCGGATACAGGAACACCATCAATAATATAACCTGTTTTATTCACTATGTCTGAAAAAGCATCTTGTGTAACTGTGTCTATTAATGCCACTGATTTTTTTGCTCTTATTCCATGATCATATAATCCTAACCCGGAATCAAATTCAATAATGGGTCTTTTTGCTCTATCGGCTTCTAATAAATTTGGAGTGTATCCTGTAGCTTCGGCTGTGGCCTCTATTACATCTCTGTGGAACCAACGATTATATCGACTCCATGCATTACCATCTAGGCTATCTCTTTTGATTGTAATATAATCTGGTGTTTCTGGTCTGTAAAAACTGATCGCATATGGTCTGGTATCATAGACTACTGTGTCATATAATTCTGTTGTTTCTGTAGCATAAGATTCTGGCGTAATTAGTGTTGAGGTATCTGTTAAGGTGATTAAATCTCCTACACCTTCAACGTAAAATTCTTTCTTTTTATATGTTTCACTGGTTACATTTTCATCAAATCGTAATTTCATTCCATTGCTCAATTTAATTCCTGATGCCAAAGTATAATTTTTTGTTCCAACAATTTCGTGTAATACATCAATCTTACTGGTTTCAGAAATTGTCTTAATTAATAATTCTCCCTGCATCTGACTATGACTACCACACTGATAATATAATACATCAGGAGCATCTGATGGTATTGTAAAAATTAAAGTTCCTTTTTCTGTTCCATTGCCTGTGATCCCTGAAGTATAGATAACTGACGTGATGCCATCTTCGGCTATGCCTGTTTCAAATGGTTCTGTCATTATGTAAAAAGGGTGTCCCGGAGCATCTATGATAAACTTATAGGTGTTGCCTTTATACAAGGTTATTGTGGGGTTGTTATTCTCTTCGTATGTACTAAAGATATATGCAGTTTGTCCCACATGGTTTACTTTTATTTCAGTTACTGTGTTAGGTCCACTGCTGTTTATTAATATTGGATTTGGTCCTTCTGGCAACCAATAATATTCTCTATAATTAATCAATTTGTCAAAATCTATTGCTGGATTCCAGCTATATAATTCTTCTTTGTTCAATCTATCGTGATTGTCTGTGTTGCCTCCTAGGAAATTGATTTGATTGATATAATCATCATAGGTTCCTGTAAATTTAACTTGGTCCTCTGGATTGATCGAAGAAGTATCTTTATCAGTATATGTGACTGTGGGTTCAAGTTGATAATCACTTCTATCTTTGCTTGGAGATTCAATGTATTTGTCCGCAGGTATTCTTGTGTATGCATAAGTTCTTCCTATGTATCCGTCTAGTCTTGTTAAACTACCTGGTTGTATTAATTGATCTAATGTGCTGGATAAAAATCTATGATTTGAATCGGTTCTATAAAATGTAGGAAGATGTGCTATTGATCTTCTTAATATCACTCCATCTTTGTTAGTGACTTCTTCATAGTTTGTCTTTGTATTAATCGGCGAGTCTACCATGATTAGTATCCTGTTCCACTGCTACCTGTATCGGATCTTGATCCTGTTTTTGAATTGGTTATTGAAGATACTGCTGATGTTGATCTATTGCTGGTAGTTGTACCTGTGGTGCTGGTCACTACTACGCCATTAGCTACTAATTGATTGGCTCCAATAGCATCAATAATTTCAACATTATCAACGGTTGCACCACTGATAAAAATTTCATCTGCAGCACCACTGATCTGGAATAATGATCCGAATGATTGTCCTGCTTGATTTGGTACTATTACAACTGTAAGAAGATCTGGTGCTAATTCATTATGAATGTATGCTGCTAATTCCGTAAAATAAAAAGTATCTCCAAAATCAAAATTATTTAGAGCAAAAAATTCGTTAATAGCTCGAATAACTCTAGTTTTGATTACAGCATTAGTGACATTTGTAGAACTATTTTTAACCACTTTGAATGTGGCTTGAAATTCTTCGGCAGCTTGATTTCCAAATAAAATTTTGTATTTTACTGGATGATAAATTATTTGATCTGATAAACCTTTTAGAGGATCTAACATTCCTGAATATGAAATTCTCAATTGATCTGCTGTGGAAGGCAATGGTTCTTCTCCTCCTTGAGATAGCCATGTTCTGTATAATTGATCGTATGCTCTTTCCAACATATAAACATCCATGATATTGGTTTGAGACGGATCAATTCTTATTCCTTGTCCAGCATTGTGTTTGTATTGAAATTCTATAGATCCTCTGCCTTTTCTAGCATAATAATCAGTAGTAGTTTCTAATAATCCAGAATCTGTGCTGTATTTTTTAATAACATTTTCTTCTTCGGAATAAAAATAAAATAATTGTCCATCACTGTAAGTTCCTGGAAGTGTGATATCATTTTCATTCTCGGTTACTATAAAATTACTCGAAGCATATGGTCTATATCTTTCTATGTTATCGTAACTGTTATATTTCTCAAAAAAAACAAATTTTGTAGAGACATTGATATCAGGCTCTACCACAATATCAAAAATGTCCGGATTATCTACCACGCCATCGTCATCATCATCATAGAAACCCACTTTGACTTTTCTATTGTCTTGATATCCATCAGATTCTTCCACTGTATCCACCACCTGCCAAGCGATTGGATAACCCACGGGCAATCCCGTACTAGGTATGATACTGCTTCTGAGAATTTTTACCGTATCCTTAACTGATTTTCCAGAAATGTAATCATAGATTCTTTCGGTCTTATCATAATGAAATTTATTATCGCCTTCTGATTCGAAAATATAATCAAGTTTTCTATAGCTGACTGTGTAGGTATTGCCGTCATTTTCAAATTTAAACCACCAACTAGCATCTTGATTGCTGAGAGTTATGTCGCCAGCATTATCAAGTGAAAAAATAGACCCTGTGTCTAGATTGGCTGCTGTTATTACTTTCCATTCTGCATCTTGTTCATCGTATCTCAATCCAAATTCTTCAAAATTCTCTATTCTGTCCTGTAGATCTGTTTTTAATACCGAATCAAATATGGTGACAAACTTAGGAAATATAGCATTTAATACAGCTCCTTCTGGTACGATATCATTTAATGTGATTGGTCCTTCTCCAGATTCAAGATTTCCTTCTCCACCGTTGGCTCCATCTCCTACCACTGCTGAAATTTTAGCCCAGGCTCTGTCCTCTGCTAGATCTGTGCCAGCGGTTACTAATTTTCCATTTAAAAATTTTCTTGTGTCTGGAGATGTAAATTTGATCAAAGATCCCGCTTTGGCATATTTTAAGTTGCTTGTGGCAAAATCTCCCACCACTAGTGGACCCCCGGTCGCAAAATACCCAGTATTGGTGTTTGTGCCTGTTGTTGTGCTGACCCAATTGGCTGATAATGTGCTTAGATCTTTAGTTCCGTATTTTATATAATAGAATTGTCTTGAATATGCTTCCGTGAGTTTGCTTTCTACCAATCGATTTATCACATCTAATATTTCATTCCTGTTTGCAAATGTAAAGGTAAATTGAGGTGAGCTCTCTTCTCTGTACAATATTCCGTCATCCGCAAACACTGAAACATTGCTGTAGGCTCCTGTAGGATCCAAAATTTCTTTAGACCTGCTGATACCGCTGGCGCTCCTGTTCACTGACTTGACCTTGATTATTTCTTGAGAAACCGATAATGGCACTATGTTATAATCTTCTGCTGTGATCATTCTGTTCTGCGAATAGTATACCTGTGGCGCTTTAGTTCTAATGCTGTCATCACTCTCTGTGGCGGCAGAATTGTATATAGATTGTTGTAAAGATGCTGTGATAGTCAACGTTTGTAGAGATCCATTAACATCTTGATACTGCATACTAAATTGTATATTTTGCATGTCAGATGGTTGTATAGAATATTTTGCATTGTCACTAATTCTGTAATAAGATCTAAATGTTCCCGAAGGTATGTTGGCAAAGTTTCCATCTCCAAAAACAAGATCTATTGCGTCGTTATTTCTGGTTACTACAGTATAGATATCTCTTACATTCGCTGACAACGAATTATAGATAGTGTTGTTGCCCACTAGGTCGGGCACACGTGTCCATAATTTTTCTATCTGTCCAAAGTCGTCTAATTTGTATAACCACACATCATCGTTATTAATATTATTAACTGATATATTTTTAACATAATTTGTGGTAGGTTGATTTATCGAGAAAGTATTGTTGGACAAAGATCCTTGTTTGAATAAGAAAAAGAATCCAGAATTAGGACTAGAATCTCCTGCGCCATCATTCCTGTAGACATAATTCATTGCTCCTCCTGGTATAGGAGATAATTCGTATATTGATTCTGAGTCTGATACTGAAGCCGGTACTATTTCAAAACCTCTAGTTATACCACTGATATTTTTTGTGAATTGAAAAATAGGCACATCTACATTTGTGGTATTGGCTGTATAAATTTCTGTTTTGATTCCTCCGATATTTTTTGATTCTAGTGGTTTGCCGAAACGTTGTCCATCTGGACAAGCAGCATTCAATATATTGATAATTTGTTCTCTATAATTGGCATTGGTACTGTCATTCCAAACAATTGTGGAGTTAGATAAATTAAATCCTGAGCTGTCGGTGACTGCTTGCGTGGTCCTAACAGATACTAATTTTAATAATCCTGTAGCAGGTTTGTTTCTCTTGGCATTATAATTGATCAGCCGAGCCAATCTCAGAATAGAATCTCTCCTGCTGGCAGTCTCGATAAAATTTTCTCGAGCATTGAGGTCCACTCTGAAGCTCAATGATTGTGCGATATAAGCGATAAGGTCTATCAGTGCCACATATTCTGATGATTCTACAAAATCATTGAAATCATCTGGATAGTTTTCTCTGAGATAGGCGATCATGGTCCTTCTCAGCGTCTCGAAATCGTAGGATTTGAAATCTGCCTGTTGGAAAGCAGTGTAAATTTTGCGCCAATCTTCGGCTACTAGCAAGCGATTTTGTCTGTCAGTGGTGGCCATAGTTTAATACACGGATATTTATGGATATTATTATGTGCGTAGATTAAGAAAGGCGCAGAGCAGCGTTTTCATCGAAACTCAACACCAATTTCTCGGTAATATTGTAGGGCACATAGACTATTGTGGCCTGCACCGATATGCCGTGTTCTGTCTCGCTGACTAAGATTTCCTTGGTGTTCAATCGAGGATCTGCGTTGAGATTCTGTGCAATGTCATCCGCTACTGCTTGTTTTACGGCATCTGTCAGTGGCTCGAACAGCACATCGTATATTATCGTGCCAAATTCGGGATTCTCTATCCTCTCCCCTTTGCGTACACTGAGACGATTGATCAGATCCTGTTTGATCAACTCAAAATCATAGAGTTTGAAATTGGTGTTCTCGGATCTAGAGCTAAATCCTTTAAAAATTTGCGTTTTGATGCCGGCTGAATTTTTATTTACGTATGCCATATTTTATAAGTCTATGTAACTTCCCCCTCCTCCAAATCCAAATAAACTACCTATCGCAGATCCTATGCTGGCTAACTGTGAACTGATAGCACTGCCAAAATCTGTCACTAGACTACTTATTTGGGTTACTGAGGTGATGTCTGACCCCATCACGTTTTTATAAACATCGTTCACTATGTTATAGGTACCTATCGCCTGGTTGATTTGCCCCAGCCCTGGTATCTGTCCTATGATTTGTCCTGGAATCTGTCCTAATATCTGTCCTACTCCGGGTATCGTGGGTATTACTATTCCTCCGGTCGGAGAGAATATATTTCCAAATATATTTCCGCCACCAAATGGTCCGTCTGTGGAGATGAAACTGCTCACGGATGTGTTGTCTCCATAATTGGTATACACGGCATCTCCCGCGGTTGCGGCTCCGGCTGGAACTCCATAGTCGGTGTACTCTCGATCTCCTGCATTTTTTGTAAAAAATTTATCTTTCACTGTGTTATAGGTTTTTAATACATTACCCGCCGTGCTTGCTATGTTCTTGACAGAACTCAAATTTCCACTCGCCGACTTTAATGGTGTTGATATGGCCTGTCCTAGATTCCCCGCAGAATATAACAATCCTGCCTGACTGACGAATACCTGATCTTTTAAAATATTGACGTTGGCTCCTGTCAAAGAGGTCACAGTTTGTTGAATTACCGAACTCACTCCCTCTGCGATTGGAGATATGTTGAATGGGCCGTTGTCTCGTAAATTATATAATTTTGCATAATCTGTCGCGATATCGTTGGCTGCCTTTTGTATTTTTTGTATGTCTCCTGTGGGTTGATTTGCCGCTCCGGCAACCTTGTTCACTGCTGTTGGTACCTGTCCCAAACCGTCTTTTTGTAATCTATATTGAAGGTCCGCGGCAAACTGCATAATCCTTCTAGAAGGATCATCGCTTAGCCTGTTCCTGTGGGCTATGAATTCTGGTGTTCCCGGGGTGTTGCTCAAAACGCTGTTGTAATCACCTCCAACAAAAGTTACTATCTTATCAAAATGATATGGGAAAGGTTCATGTGTACACACCCGCATACCCGACATAGAGATATTGGAATTCTGCTCAACCTTCAATGGACCATAGGTATATTTGTTCGCCGGATTCACATCAGGTATCGCCTCTCTCAGGGTGCCTGTGCCGGATGGATCTTGTACCGAGGTCCTTTCATAGGTCGCTATTATGTTGGGACTGGTCCCTATGCTATTAAAATGTATCTGGCTGCCTGTTAAATGTGTTTGTCCCGATGCCATGTGCAATTGTGTCTCGGCTGCATAGGACACGATCGATCCGTTGGGTGCTTTATTGGTAATGCTGCCGTATCTTGCCTGTGATTGTATATCGGTATCGGAATATGTCTGAATCGCTCCTCCATCGATGACCAATTTTCCCACGGCACTCATTTTTATTTGTTTTCTGGCAAACATGTTTATGTTGTTGTCACTGTGTAGATTCATGTCTCCTCTGGATCTAATATTAACCCCACCACCTGAATAAATGTCTATGGATCCGTTGGCAGAAAATTCCATCCATACGTTGCCGGACCCATTTGCTATATAGACTACGCCATACGTATCATTCAACAATAATTGATGTCCCGAAGCAGATCTCAGTCTTATCAATTGGTTGTCTCCTGCGTTATCTCCATCATCCATTACGAAGGTGTGTCCCGTCAATCTATCTATGATCTCCTGCTGTTTTGAATCTTCTACTCCGACCACCTTTGGAGAAGAACTATTATCTCTCCTTCCAGGGGTGCTTATACCAAAAACATTGCTTGGGCTTTCTCTTCTGGCCGATGATGTAGTGGTTCCTCGGACTGTGTCCTGCACCAACCCTTGCTGTCGGAGAGTCTCAGCAAATGGATGTATAGGATGTTTTAATATTGGATCCACAGGACTGCTGCCTATCACATCTAGTGTAGCTCTGTTGATTTCACCTGCTGGTAACTTTTCCGTGCCATACATGCTCTGTTTGCTGTCGGTTTCTGAGCCGGTATCCATTAATCCTGTTTTTTCTGTAGCAGCTATACCAGGAACCATGTGATTCGTTAGGGGTTCTTGAACACACCCTATCCAAAAGGCCTGATCTACTTTTCCTTCGACAAATATGACCAAAACTTTTGTGTCTATGTCGGGTGGTACCATCCACATACCATAGGAATGCTGTGATGATTTATAATTGTAGGGATCATCCTGTCCTAGATATTTTGTGGTTTTGGCTCCATAAAAAGGAGCCAGATACTCGCAAGTGACTAATTTCCCTGTTGATGGTTCAGCATAACCTGCGATGGAAGGTATGTACACTCCCAATCTTCCCATTCTTAGAGGATCTTGATTGGATTTTACTATTCCTATGTATGGGCCAAATAGCAAGCTGCCCTGTTGTGTGTCAACTATCGGCAACGATGGTGTTGCTGCATCTCCTCCTAGGTGTGTCTTTAGACTCATTAGAAAGGGTCTCCATTATTGTTTGTATTTGTGGTATTTTCGTCCTGCGCCGATAAAAAATAATCCGAAAGTTGGGGCACCGGAACGATACGTCCATCTGCCAAAATATAATATGTGTCTTTCAGTGTCTTTGTTTTTGATGTGTTTGACTGGTTATTGAATCTGGTCATATGCAAAACTTGAGTAAATGCTCCATTAGAAAAATTGCTTTCTACTTTATATACTTGATACAGTCCTGAGAACACGGCACTTTGGGTTCTGCCTAATTCGTACACACCTTTTACATCATCCAAATCTGCAGGCATTTTAAAATTTAAACGTGCTATAGGGTCTGCAACATCGGTATTGAACGATTTGAATTGATCATTCCACTGTCCTTCCAGTCCTAGATCTTTGATATTTTTATCAGTGCCTGTTCCGCCGCCAGAGGATTGAACGTTAGCTGGAAGGAATTGACTGATTCCTATCCAGGCTGGATCTCCTATTATTTTTAATTGTACTTTTACCATATCTGCTGTAGGATTGGTCAGGATGTCCATGAAAAGATCGACTTCTTGTTTTTTTTCGCTGCCAAATATTCCGCTGCGAGTACTTCTAACAGTTCCCGGGGCTGTCTGCACAGGGAGCAAATCTTCCACGTTGTCTTCTGCTCCCGTCAACGCTGAGAATTGATTGTCCTGTTCAAAACTAATTCTATCCTTGTTGTGAGGATTAACAGGAGGCAATTTTGTCTGATACCAGGCCACCTTATAATTAATATCCAGATCTAATATATCTGTGTTGTTGCCTGTGAATATGTAATCATACAATTTCTTTACTCTAATTTTATTTTGATTTCCCAAAGTCAATCCTGGCTTGACCAATCTAAAAATATGAAGAGCATATGGTTGTATATGAAATATTATTTTTTTTGGATGTTGTTTGGTTAATCTATCAAATCTTTTTGTGTCGGTTTCTATTGCTGTTCTAATTTTGAACCATTGTACTTTGAAATCATCATCGGATAAATTTGCTATGTCTTTATTGGATAATATCTTATTACCGGTTGTTTCTCTTAGTTGACCTGTTACTTTCTTAAACCAGTTCTCCCAGACATCCTGTATTGGTTGTAGACTGGTCATTGCTTCTTCCAATACTTTTATAATGGCAGTGTTGGCATTTATTTCTCCAGCTGCATTAAATTTATAGGAAGTTGAAGATTCAGCGGCGTTATTAACAAGATTACTATCAGGATCAATTTCATAATTATTGAGAGGGACATTTCGACTGTTTTTTATCTGATCACCATTAACTTTTAAGGGAACATCTGCAAAAGAAGGATCCACTGTTATTTTATAAGTGTCTTCCATTCCTAAAGAAAAAACTCCTTTGTCTGCCTCGTCAGAAGTCATTTTGTTTAATTTGTTGGTAAAATCTTCTAAGAAAACTCTAAGTCCTGACGCTCCTTCGAGTTTCATATTAGTTCTGATAAAATTATATCTGTTAAGATATGCCACTTCATTATAAGGTATGCAATCTAGATCATAGACTGCTCCGGCGGTGTTTACCCTGATATTCATTTTCACTATTTTGATGGGTATAAGTCTTTTAGTTAAAGCTGGATCTTTGGTGGCTATCCGACCGTGCTCGTCAAATCCTCGAAATTGTACTGTCAATAGATATGGTGCAGCAACATGATCTTTATAACCACAATTATTTGCGGCAGCTTTAAATTTTTCTAATATGGTCACTCCTGCAGGTTCATTGAGTCTCATGGTAATTTTTGTCACTGATCCTGATCGTCTTTCCGAGTTAAATCCGTGTATCGAATCCATATTAACGCTTTCAAAATATATGTCTCTGCCTTGTCCTAGTATGGTTTTGGCTCTTTCTATCGATGACTGTTCTCTTTCGTTGAGTAAAATTTCTGTTGTTGGCGTGTCTTTGGTTGAGGACTGAGGATTACCTATTCCTCCCGACCTAGCAATGATGTTATGCGGTGCGGCATTCAAATATTCTTTGGGATTTCTAATTTGTGTTTCTGTCAGTCCACTCAATGTAAAGATATAGTTATAAGAAGCAAATTGATGTAGTTGATTTTTTTCTACCGAATCCAACACTGTTTGTTGTGTTGTCAAAGTATCTTGCTGATATGTGTCTACGATTCCTCTAGCAGTGTCTAAACTAATGGTGTCTGACATTTTAAAAACCTAGATCGTTTCTTAAATTGCTTAACTTGGGCAACTGAATGGTTTTGCCTGGAGAAAAATCATATATGGGGTCTTCCAATACATTAGGATTCCGTTGCACAAACACCCACCATAGTCTGGGCGTGCCATATAAATCGTAGGCCAACAGGTCCGGTCTATAAGCATAAATTCTATCAATGGTATAACTGACATCATCTTTCTCTGCAGTTATTGTTCTAGGTTGCAATAGATCTAAACTGATATTGTTTTGTGTGGTTCCAAAATAAGGACTGGTATTGCTATATGTAGCCATTAGATATATCCTATACCTCTCTCATCTTTTCCAATTAATCTGCCATTAACAAAATCTTTCATGCTGAATTTTTTCACAGAATCTCTAGAATAGATTGGTTGTAATTGTATCGTTACCTGGCTCAACGTTGGTGCCCATGTCTTGTTTTGATCCACATTTAATACTATGTTAGGGTTGATATCATTTCTTCCTTTTGAACTTTGCGAGGTACAGATGTAATCCACATCGGCTCTCAAATCAACGTTAAAATTTGTTACCACTACAGGCACATTATTAAAAACATAATCTCCATAACCGGATAGATGTAATATTGGTGGCGGGTTGCCTTTCAAGGGATCATTTTCCTCTCCTCCAAAAAACATTTTGGTCACAGATCTAAAAAAATGTAACATGGCCACCCAGTATCTGGCATCTTCTTGATTTTGCACTGGAAATTCTCCTGTTACTGTGAATGACGGCACTTCACTATGACCATAGGCATAATGAGGATAATTGCTGTGTGGCATGTTCAGTGGAGAATAGCTAGCGGAATGTTGAATAATTATCGATGGTGTCAAAGGAAATATCACTCCTCCTGCGGTGCCCAGTGGTTCTAAAATATTGTTGGTCGCTCTTCCCTCTCCCGAATCTATCGTTCCTTTGTACACTCCAAAAAAGACATTCCAAAGGTCACTCTTGGGCGGTAATACTACTCTGACTCTATAATCTGTCTGTCCGTTCCTGCTGGAAAATCTTGCCGATGCACGTAATTTGTCGTTCGCTTCCGCTCCTTTAGACAATCCTGCACCAAACAAACGACTCAGTGTGGGATTGGAAGAAATAACGTTGCCGACAGCACTAACTGTGCCTATAATTTTACCTGCTGTATCAAATAATCCCATTGTTAAATCCGTTTATTAATAGGTTGTTTTTTCATATAAAATTCAGTATACTTGTACAATATTTATAGGCATCATAATAGGCGCACTTTATAATCTCCGGGCAGCAAACAACCAACAAAAAATAAGGAATTTTTTATGAAAAGAGTGAATTATCTGAATAACCGCGATCTGCTGGCGGAGATACACAAGAGCAAGAATACCTATTGCTCGTATGTCAATCCTGAAGACAGCGATTACGATATGATTGTTAATGACATTAAAAAAATTAACAATGCCAATATTGCCAAAGCAAGAAAAATACAAGCCAAAAGATTAACAGCACGAGCTTGGGAGGCTGCTAAAAAACTAGGCAACAAAAGAATTAAAATGAGCGACTATGAAGTCTCTCCAAGAAAAGTAAAAAAAACTGATTTAGTGTTTCGAGTGATGATGTTTGATCATATCACTATGGACAGCGAAAGAAAGAAGAATCCCAAAACTCGAGCAGATCATCACACCAAAGTTAATTTTCCTCCATTCCAACATTACAGAATCAATGAAAAAGGACAATTGGTCTGTGTGGGTAAATCACATTGGGTAGGTGGTATGAACAATGGACATTTCAGCAATGATCACGGCAAGATCACTCCTAATCTAGCAAACATGTTTTTAAAATTAGCAGAGAGATACAGCCAAAGGAGCAACTGGAGAGGATACACTTATGTGGACGAGATGCGATCACAAGCACTGATGCAATTGAGTCAGATCGGTCTACAGTTTGACGAATCCAAATCTGAAAATCCTTTTGCTTATTACACAGCAGCCATCACAAACTCATTCACAAGAATTCTAAACATTGAAAGGAAAAACCAAAATATTCGTGATGACATTTTAGAAATGAATGAAATGATGCCGAGTTATACTCGACAAGCCAAAAATGAGAGTGAGACTGTGGCAGCAAAGAAAAGACAAAAAGAATTGCACGGTGAAGTCAAAGTCTACAGTAAAGCAGCTATTAAAGAATTAAACAAACAATTAAAAGATTCTGGTAAATTGTCACTTGCAAATGATAACAAAACAAAATAATATCTAACTATGGCATTTTTTAAAAAGGCTGCTTGTTTTACTGATATACATTTTGGATTAAAAGGCAACAGCCGAGTTCATAATGATGACGGAGAAGCATTCTGTTATTGGTTTATTGAACAGGCACGAGCACACGGCTGTGAAACCTGCATATTCTTAGGAGATTGGCATCATCACAGATCTGCTACCAATGTTAGTACCATGAACTATACTGTGAGTAACATGGAAAGATTAGGACAAACATTCGAACGAGTTTATGTGATCATGGGCAATCACGATCTATTCTACAGAGACAAGAGAGAAATCAACAGTATGGAATATTGTAGAAATATTCCCAACATACAGATTGTGAATGATTGGTTATTAACAGACGATGTAGCTATTGTACCATGGATCGTACATGATGAATGGAGAAGAATACAAGATCTAAAACAGAGATATATTTTTGGACATTTTGAATTACCTTATTTTAAGATGAACGCCATGGTAGACATGCCAGATGTGGGCACTATTAAAGCAGAACACTTTGTGAATCAAGAGTATGTGTTTACAGGACATTTCCATAAGAGACAAATAAGAAACAATATACACTACATTGGCAATGCATTTCCACACAACTATGCCGATGCTGGTGATGATGAGCGTGGCATGATGGTTTTGGAATATGGCGGTCAACCCAAATATATCAACTATCCTAATATGCCAAAATATCGAAATGTAAAAATATCACAACTATTGTCTGATGCTGACAGTATACTTGCACCGCGAATGTATGTGCGTGTGGGATTGGATATTAAAATTTCTTACGAAGAAGCTAATTTTATTAGAGAAACATTTATGGAAAAATATCAGTTGAGAGAATTACAATTGATACCAGAACAATTGGATCAAGCAGATCAACCTATGGTCAAAGTAGAAAAGTTTGACAGTGTGGATCAGATTGTGATTAAACAATTGGAAGCAGTGGATTCACAAACTTACGATAAAAAAGTATTAATGGCAATTTATAATAATTTAGATGTTAACAATTAAAGATCTCACAGTAAAAAATTTCATGAGCGTGGGTAATCATACCCAAGCAGTAAACTTTGCTGGCAAAAATCTAGTGCTGGTTATTGGTGAGAACATGGATTTAGGAGGTGATGATGCTGGTGCTCGAAATGGTACTGGTAAGACCACTATTATAAATGCTATCAGTTATGTGTTCTTTGGAGAAGCACTCACACAGATTAGAAGAGACAATCTAGTGAATAAAACCAATAGCAAAGACATGTTGGTCACTGTAAATTTTGAGAAGAACGGTGTAAACTACAAGATCGAGCGAGGCAGAAAACCACAGGTATTGAAATTTTTTATTAATGAAGTGGAACAAAACTCAGGAGCAGACGGCACTGAAGATAATAATGAAGCCCAAGGAGAGAATAGAGAAACACAAGAAGAGATTAATAAATTAATTGGCATGAGTCATGCTATGTTCAAGAATATCATAGCTCTTAACACTTACACACAACCATTTTTAGCAACCAAACAAGCCGAACAGAGAGAAATTATAGAACAATTATTGGGTATAACTCTATTGAGTGAAAAGGCAGAGCTATTAAAAGAACAAATGCGAGTGGCCAAACAGGAACTGTCTGAAGAAAAAATGCGACTAGATGCTGTGTTGGTTAGCAATAAAAAAGTAGAAGAATCTATTAAGACATTTGAATTAAGGAGTGCTGCTTGGCAAACACAAAAAAATCAAGATATTGCAAAATTTGAATCTGCTATAGAAGAATTAGAGCGAGTAGATATTAAAACAGAATTAGAATCTCATAAACGATTGGCAAAACATACAGATGATTCTAAAACTTTAAGAAATTTAGAAAAAGAGAAGAGTTATCACGAAGATTCTTTAACCAAAGCTACCAAACAAAAAGAACAAATCATAAAAGATTTAGAATATGCTGAAAAAGCCACTTGTCCTACTTGTGAACAAGATTTACACGGAGAAAAACACCAACATCTTGTGGATGAGCTTAAGAAAGATCTTGAGGAACAAAATCAATACGAACAAACGTTATCTGCAAAATTAAAAGAAATACAGAATAGTATAACAGCTATTGGAGATTTGGGTTCTGTGCCGGATACGTATTATGATTCTATCGATGAAGCATATAATCATAAAGGGTCTGTGGAAGATTTAAAAAGACAATTGGAACAAACTCGTTCTAAAGAGAATCCATATCAAGAACAAATCGATGAATTAACCAAAACAGCAGTGCAAAAAATAGATTATACCAAAGTTAACGAAATGGAAGACCTATATAGACATCAAGAATTCTTATATAAACTATTAACTGCTAAAGATTCGTTTATAAGAACTAGAATTATAGAACAAAATTTAACTTATCTTAATCAAAGATTAGCATTCTATCTAACACAGGTTAAATTACCTCATACAGTGGTATTCTTATCTGACTTGAATGTGAGAATTGAAGAGTTAGGCAGAGAATTAGACTTTGATAATCTAAGTCGCGGCGAAAGAAACAGATTAATTTTAAGTTTGAGTTGGGCATTCCGAGATGTATGGGAAGGTCTTTATCAACAGATCAACTTATTGTTCATTGATGAATTAATTGATGCTGGTATGGACGTGTCTGGTGTGGAGAGTTCAATGGCTGTGTTAAAAGAGATGAGTCGAACACAATCAAAAAATATATTCTTAATTTCTCACAAAGACGAATTGGTATCACGAGTAAATTCTGTATTAAAAGTAGTGAAAGAAAATGGATTTACGAGTTATGCTAATGATGTTGATATTATTGTTTAAGAATATCTTACATAGATACTTTTTCTGAATCCTGTTCTTACAGCAGAATCTAAACTATGCCAACTTTTATCATTATTCAATAAAGAATATCCATTATTCTTTTTATATAATACCTGATGTATTTTTTTATGATTTTCTGTTGCATCATAGAAGGCTGTTCCTGGCTGCTCTTGATCTCCCAAATAAATTTGTAAAGCTAATTTAATAGATGGATTATCCACATGTGGTGTTAATTGATAACCAAAAAAATCAAACCATATATCCGTAATACCTGGATTCAAAGATAGATTAAATTTTTCTTCTAATGCTTTGGTTATTTTTGTTTTTTTAAAAAACATGTTAAGTTCTTTGCTGATATTTTCTGAATACATTACTTTAAATCTTTGCTCATTTTCTTGTTTTTCTAATTTGTCTGTTTTTATATCATTAAAATCAAAATTTAATTTTTCCAACCAGACATCATCAAAAAAGTCCTGGTATTCTTGGTAAATTAAACCATTTAAGTTTACCAACGGCGTTTTTTGTATTGACTTGACCACGAAGTCTACGCTAGAATTGTACATGTGTTAATTAATTAGCATCTAACAAAGGAGCATAAAAAATGTCAAATACACATGACTCTATAATGGCTGCGATTCAGACTTATTCTGAAGAGAACCAAAAGTTCACAGAAAAAGGAATCAAAGCGTCAGCGACAAGAGCTAGAAAAGCCCTAGCAGAACTTGGCAAGCTGATCAAAGCCAGAAGAAAAGAAATCCAAGAAACTAAGAACGCTGAAAAAAACGCAGCCTAATTTAGTATAACGGAATTTAAAAAGCCTGTGCATGAAAGTGTGCAGGCTTTTTTTATGCACCAAACCATCGTCGTGCTATGGGTGTTCTATGTTTTAAACACCATAGAGTCCATTCTCGGTCGGTAAATTTTGCTCGTACCACAATGCGATCTTTCTCAAAAGCAATATCACATAGATTCTTTATGTATAATTCCTGCAGATGTGGGAAATGTGCTATCCACCCTTCAAATAATAATTGTGCTTGAAAAGTGTCTTCGTATGATCCTACAGTTTTTAGTTCGCCTATGATTCTAAGTGTTCCGTGTTGTTTCATATATCTTTACCAATAATAAGTGAACCATGCACTCGCACACGAATATGTCCATTGTAGTATTGATCTGATTCTAACACTTTCCTTGAGAATTGTTCCCGAGCTTCTATGTAATTTAATTCTGCTTTGCTACGACAATAATAAAGTATTTCTCTACGAAATTTTTCCTTGCCCAAAGATTCTATATCGCGGTTCAATTGATCACTGCTGCCGTAGTAGTCCTGCCAATCGCTGTCCACAGCGCCCTTAATTTTTTTACGTATTTTTTTTCCGTTTTTTTGCGTGTGCATTTTATATCGCGTAGTCTTGAATCGAGCCAATTTCTTGCCCACATACATTCTACCCGACTCTGTGTTGGTAATAAGATAGACGAATCCTGCACAATCAGTTGGTAATTCGGTCACCGGTTCATTCTTATAAATCCACTGCATGTCATTATTTAAACTCAAGAAACTGCCAATCATAATATACGCATATTATATACAGTTACAAAAGGCACACTAGACATAATCAAAATTTCTAATAGGCTCTATAGCATCTTTGGTAAAACAGTGAACTACTCCTATTCAGTTAGGCGGCGAATCACTTGATGCAACAGGCAAATGATGGAGCTCTGGGAAACAGGTCCAACTCCAGGTCCGTGCGAGATTATCATACAAAGATCGCACAGGCTCGCGTTGTAATGAATGAGCTAACGGGTACAGCACAACCGCCCGGCGACAGCAGCGATGTATGGAGACTGCGAACTCACCACATGCGTCAGTTCAAGTTGATTCGGCTGGAAACAGCTGAATTACGACTGCTCATCTACCACATACGGCGCAAGTTGCTACGCAACATGCTT